TACAGAACATTTTTCTTTTAGTTTCTGTGCAATTCTTTCTTCTGGAATCTTCCAATTAGTTCCTAAATGCTCGATAAAAGACTCAAACCTAAAGAAATGATATGCTTCTTCTGTAAGACATGCACCACTATTAATTTGACTTCTTTTCATAGCTTGTGGTCCATTAACACAATATTGATATAGTTCTTCTTTTAATCTATCAGCTATCTGTGTTCCTGCAGGTGGTGTAATTTCTTGGCAGTTGTTTCTTAGTAAGGTTAATTTAGATCTCCAGTCTTTTGGTTTTAATGGCTCAAAATATATTCCTGTCTGTTCCCATACAAAATTTAAAACATCTTTTTGATTAGTCATAAGTTTAGTATTAGGCACTGTAACCTCAACATTGTCATCATTAGGCATTACAATATTAAATCTGTATTCTGGATCTGAGTATTTTATAATTGCAAAATCTTTTATGTCTGGAAATGTAGTGATACCGTCTGATTTTATACCAAATGGTTTAGAATAACATAACGTACGCATACATTTAGATTGTATAGGTTCTTCATAACAAGTATGACCTGCTGTGTCTTTTTTCCATGCAGCTATTTTACTGTCTAGTTTTGATTTATCCCAAGGGTCTTCTAAATAATTATAATTTGCTTTTGCAACCTGGTCAGGCCACTTGTCTTTGTATTTCTTTTTTGCAAAGACCATGTAGTTATACATAAAACGATCTCTACCATCGCTTAATTTTTTCTTAGAACACAAAGCTAGACAAGGTGGTCCATCTTCAAACTCTTCATTAGTTCCTAATAATATATCTTTGTATGTACTAGCAACTAATTCACTTAATTTTATTTTATCTATTTTTGATTCATTAGCTAACTGTATAAACTGTTCTAATGATAGTTTAGAATTATTCTTATCTACAGCATACCTAGTAGAATCACCGTTATTATAATATGGTAAATTAATAAAGTTACCTGGTTTAATATCTCCTTTGTCATCTTCCTTTAATTCTTTCTGTTTTGGAAAAACTTCTGTAGTAGAAGATAAACCTAGAGGAAGTAAAAAAGATTTAAATGCCTCTATTAAATCTATTGTAGGTATAGGTTCTTTTAAAAATAAATAACAATGTAGACCTCCGCTTTTTGAAAGAATAGGTATTAAAGGTAATTTGTATTGTTGAAATAATGCTAAATATTCTTCTACTTTAAATTCACCATAGTCTGGTGGATCTATATCTATGCAACCAAATTGCACTGTCTTATTTAATCTACAAGGTTGTATACCAATAGAAATTTTACCTTCTAAATGATTCTTGTAATCAATAGAAGATACAGGTCTCCCTGCCCATTCGTAATTAGGTTTTATTTTATTTTTGCTAGTATCTAAAGAAGTCTTGGACATGTCGGCAATACCAAAATCACCTTCATAACCAGTAAATAACTTAATAAATTCGTTAACCATAATGATCCCTTATTACGGGCGGCTTCAGTCTCCCTATGACCGCCCATATTCCTCTTACGAGAAATTAGTAATTTGATTTATTTTCCTCTGAAACTGCAGCAACTTTTTGTTGTGCACTTTTTAAAGAATTGTGAAAATCACGGGCCATCTGATATATACCTGCATCATCAACTTTTCTTAACATAGATATAGTATAACCATGCCAAGTAAAGCTGCCTGAGTTTTCTACAGAATTTAATTTAAAAATTCTTGAAAACATGGGTGCTGGTACAGACTTATTAGTTTTTGGATCTATTTCAAATTGATTTTCTATCAATGAATTCCATCCTCTACTAACTTTTAACTGGGTAGACTTCATAGTCATTAAAGCCTTTTCAGGTCTTTCCCCATTAATAATTACAAAATGATTTGCTGTTTTGATAATTTCGTTACCATTTTTTAACAAATCTTTGTTCTTATCGTTTTGAGATGTTTCTGCCATAACGCTAGCACCCCTATCATTACTGATTGGTCTACCTTCTCTTCTTTCAAAAGGTGCCCATTCAGGGTACGTCATTTTGTAGAACACAGGAATAACTTCTATTCCTTTTTCTCCATCATACAATTTTTTTGTAACTGTATTATAAAACATACCAGCTTGTGCGCCTTCCACATATTTGGCATGTTTCTTTTTTGTTTCATCTGAACCACTTTGCAGTAGTTTCAGAAAAGGTAATGCAAGATCACTCTTGTCAATGTTTTCTAGACCCATTCCTGAGTCTGCAACAAAGTCTAAAGTTGCTAATGCACCATCTTTTTTTGTTGTCACGTCTCTTGTTTCTTCGCTCATGTTATTTGCTCCTTGTTATTTTTGTTTTGTTTCCCTTAAACAGGTTAAAATGTTCAGACGGAAGTTCTTCGTTTTTCTCAGAACGTTCTCTAAACAATGCTTTAAGGGTCATAGGTTCGACTTTCAACTTTTGGGTTGGTTCGAACCCATTCCCTTTTGCAAGGTCTGCGTATTCGCTCGCCTTGTTGTCTTCGCCACGACCAAAGGAAACTGTGATCTCATTTTTAATAAGATCACCTAAGTCATGTTCTCGAAGCCAGTTATAAGCGCCTTCTTTTTTATCTATTGGTATAGTAGCGCTGTAAATTTCTTTTACCTCTATTGCAGATCCATCAGCTAATTTCATAGTCTTCATTTTTAATGAATCCATAATCTCTGGAATTGCTATCTGTGATAATTGGTCTGCATTTTGTTTTTTTAATTTAAGACGTTCTTCGTCTTCTTTTATTTCGTCTTCTAACTTTTGTAGTTTAATAACTAAGTCGGATAAACTTTCTACACCGCCTAAATTATTTACGTCTTGAGGTGCATCCTCAATAAACATATCTTGTAACTTTTCATTACTCATTTATTTCTCCTCTTTCATATAAGTTAATTGCTATTGGATAGTATCTTCTTTCTTGTTTATCCCACTTTAACACATTGTATTTTCCATTAGTCATATCAGACGCAATAGAGCATGCAACTCCTATTATAGCAGGATCGCCAGTAAGCAATAAATAATCTTTAGATTTATAATCTTTTAGACCTTGTCTTAATTTTGTAATTAGAGGACCAGGTGAAAATATTATTTGAGATAATTCGGGTAATAAAAATTTAAACGCACCGTATTGCGATGCACCTATAATATTTATTTTTGGTCTACCATCCCTAGTACCTGCAATTTCTTGTATTACATATACAGTAGACGGAGTCTCTTTAATATTTTTATAATTTATGCTTTCTGACATTGACAGCAATATAAACTTTATGATATATAAGTCAATAGAAAGTTAAGAAATAAATTATGGATTATAAATTTAAAACAAAACCCTATGCTCACCAAATTACAGCATTGGAAAAATCATGGAATAAAAAGGCATATGCTTATTTTATGGAAATGGGTACAGGTAAATCAAAAGTATTGATAGATAATATCGCCATGCTTTACGATAAAGGAAAAATCAATGGTGCTTTAATTATTGCACCAAAAGGTGTATATAAAAATTGGCAAGATTCTGAAATACCTACACATTTAGTTGATCACATACAAAAAAAATCAGTGTTATGGCAAGCTAATATCAATAAAACACAAGAAGAAAAACTTAAAACATTATTTAAACCTGAGATAGATTTACATTTTTTAATTATGAATGTTGAAGCATTTTCGACAAAAAAAGGCCTTGATTTTGCCATGAAGTTTTTAAGTTGCCATGAAACATTAATAGCTATTGATGAATCTACATCTATTAAAAACCCTTCTGCAAAAAGAACTAAAAATATTTTAAGAATGTCGGTGCATTGTAAATATAGAAGAATATTAACGGGATCTCCAGTCACTAAATCACCTCTTGATTTATTTACTCAATGTTATTTTTTAGATCCATTTTTACTTGATTTTACTTCGTATTACGCATTTCGTAATAGATATGCAGAGATGAAAACTGCACATTTTGGCGGCCGTTCTGTGCAAATTGTAAAAGGTTATAAAAATTTACCTGAGTTATCAAACACCTTAACTAATTTTTCTTATCGTGTGTTAAAAGATGATTGTTTAGATTTACCCCCTAAAACATTTATGAAAAGAATAATACAGCTTACACCAGAACAAGACAAAGTTTACAAACAAATGAAAAAACTAGCTCTTGCTGAGATGAATGGAAAACTAGTTACTACAACAAGTGCTATTGTACAGCTTATGAGAATGCAGCAAATTACTTGTGGTCATTTTAAATCAGATGATGGCGTTGTCCAACAAATTAAGAACAACCGTATAATAGAATTAGCAAATGTTGTAGAAGAGGTACAAGGTAAAGTTGTAATATGGGCACATTGGAGGAACGATATAGCAACAATAGTGAAACATCTAAAAGACGAGTACGGGGATAACTCTGTTGTAACTTATTTTGGTGATACATCTACAGAGGATAGACAAAAAGCTATTAAGAAAATGCAAGACCCAGATAGCAGTGTAAGATTTCTAGTTGGCACACCGCAAACAGGAGGGTATGGAATTACTCTTACAGGTGCTTCTACCATGATTTATTATTCTAATGGCTATGATCTTGAGAAAAGAATGCAATCAGAAGCTAGGATAGATAGAATAGGTCAGAAAAAACCTATGACATACATAGATATAATATGTGAAAAAACTGTAGATGAGAAAATAGTTAAAGCTTTACGAAGAAAAGTTAACATTGCTTCACAAGTAATGAATGAAGAACTAAAAGATTGGATATAATCCTAGAAAAAGTAGGACTAACGTATGGTCGCTACAGTTTTTCAATTAGCACCAATATGACACCACCCATACCAGTCATAACTGCACCCATAGACACTAATAGTATTCTCTCTACTCTAGTGATCTGATTTTCTAATTGGTGCATCTTGTCATGGGTTTGCTTTTGCATAATCCTGCAAAGTTTTTCATGTGATTCTATTTTTTGTAGAGCATCTGCTTTTGACATTATACTTTTCCTTTAAGTTTCATTGCTTTTTCTTCGTTAGTTAAATAGGCATTTTCGCCTGCTGTTAATCCTGTTGGCGATACATTAGTATTAGATACAACTTTTGTTGGATCAACGTCAGGAGTCTGTAATTGTGGTGTTGGTGCTTTACTAAATGGACTTCCTGGCACCGCATAATTTTTAAGAGCTGGTACAACTTTATCTAAAAAAGTTGGTTTACTTTTAATGTTGCCTCGTTCATCGTATATCATGTTACCTTTTGCATCTCGTTGAGCGTTTGCTTGTGCAGGTTCATAGCCATTAGGAAAAAATTCTTTGTCTTCATAACTATCTATTACATCATCTAGTTCGTCTTCTGGATAAACAAAATCTTCATTTAAAAAGTAACTATAGTTTTTACTGTTTTTAGTTTTTTGCTCTGCAACACCTTCAACAACTTTTATTTTTCTATCAAATCTAGGTTTTGAATAATTTATTGGAGTAAAAACACCATCTATTAAATTATTAACTAATTTTTTACTAACGTTAGCATCTTTTAAAATGTCTGCTATTGTATCTTCGTCAAGATCTAACATTTGAAAATCTTTTATTTTCATAAACAAATCTCTTTGTATTCTAAAAGCTTCGTCTTGCATTTTTTCGAACTCAGCTTTTAATATAGAAGGAGGTCTGTTAATATAGTCTTTTGATTTATAAAATTTTTCTGTTTCATCGGCTGCTCTTAATAATCTGTTTGCATCTGCAGCTAAAAATTTTAAATCATCTTTAACATCAATTCTAATAATTCTAGTTCCTGTAAACAATGCCATTAACTCATCACCAAGATTTGCTAATTTACCTTTACCGGTTACATCTCCCTGTATGGCATCTTTAATTTTACCACCTGTTGATAAAATACCAGGCTCTGCACCTTTTATAATGTGAACTAAAGATTTATTAAATTTATCTTCTAAATTATCTGTTGGAGAATAAATGTAATTACCTTCTGCTGTTCTACCACCACGACCTGCTGTTAAAAAATTACCGCTATTAACATCTTGTATTCTTTCATAGTAGATGGCTGGTGAAAGAAAAGGTTGTAGTAATTCCATCATTGGTCCATCTTCTTTAAACATTAAATTCATGATATAGTCATCCATATCTTCTTCAGCTATCTCTTGTTTGTTAGCCATAGTTAAAGCTGCTTGAATAGGTCTTTCTAAAACATCGTAAGGACTAAAATAAGAAAAATTAATTGCAGCAGACTCACCATTTTTCCATGGTTTAATTCCAACTAAATTAGAGTTTTGATCCCAAGGTGCAGCTCCTGATCTACCGTAAGCGTCCCATTGTTCTTCTGTAGCACCTGTTAAAAAATTAGCTGTTGCTCCTGCAGCTTGTCCTATTCCTTTAACTGCAAGATAACCACCAATTAAATTTTTATAACCCATTTCTCTTAAATGTGGATTGTCAGATCTAATATTTTTTAATGACATACGAATTGAAGTTGCTCCTGTTCTTAACATTTCTGATGGAAACGAAACAAAGTTACCTACAATTGGTATGTTTCTTAATCCTTGTATTACTGGTGGAACTTTACTGTAAGTAGGATAAGTGTTTCTTAACATAAAAGCTGCTGCTTCATCTAAAGATTCATCTAAACCTTTAGGTGCTCCCGTAAATATATTTTTTCTCTCAAAAGGTGCTCTGTGTAATTTAAAATAATCTTCTACATCCTTAACACTTTTTAATGCTACAGATAAATCAGATTTTAAAAATTCATATCCATATCCTTTCCATAGGTTATCTCCTCCTGCATATAATCTTGCAACTCTCTCTGTAACTTTACTATTAGCAAAAATATCAAACAACTCATTTTCGTTTTTTATTTTTCCGTCTTTTAATTTATTAACAACTGCTCTAAGTTCTGCAGCAACAATGTTTTCATCGTAAACTCCAAGGCCTACAAGTTTTTCTACAT